ATACGCAACCCGAGCCCGAAGATGAACCCGAGCTCGAACCACAACCACAACCACAACCACAACCCCAGGGTGAAGATGAAGGTGTTTTATTTGGTGACGCACCAGAGCAGCGTACAAAAAAACTTGCCTATAATTAAATGGAGTCATTGTCAGAACATTTCCGTGACCCACTCAGTGCAGCTCTTATCGCGGGTTTAATTACTGCTGGGTACATTCACCTTAAAGCACATCTCAATAATGAAGGTAAATTAGAATTGAATAAATACACTAAACCTGCCGTATTAAATGCGATACTCGTATTTTTCATAATCTCTAATGGTGTAGGTAAAAAGGAGTCTATATCTACAGACCCTTTCTGAAACTTAAAGATTACAGGTTTATAATAAGAAAATGGCATCCGTTACTGCGTTCAACGATATGATGGGTCAATTTCTTGTGGAATTGCACAAGACTCTTCCAGAGGAAAAAGGCATTAAGAAGATGTTGACGTCGTTCGATCTTTTGAAGACTACCAACCCCCGCCTCGTCGTGGATGGGTTTATGACTGGTGTAACCCCTTACGCCGGGCATATCTCCGATAAGAATGAGCAGTTTATCCTAAAGGAGATTGAAAATATCGATTTTCTCAAGGAGCTTGATGTAAAGTCGTATTGGTCCAAGTTGTCTCCAAACACAAAGGAAGCCACGTGGCAGTATCTCCAAACACTGTACATGCTCGGTACCACTATCATTTCTATCCCCGCCGAGACACTATCTATGATTGAGGGACTGGCTAAGGATTGTGCAGATAAACTCGAAAGTGGAGATGGTGATGTTGATCAGGATGCCTTGATGAAAATGATTGGTGGTATGATGGGTGGCATGGGTGACTCTGGTCAGGGTCTTCTGAAAAAATAAACCTTAATGTATATTAAATGAAGGCCTGGTTCGACGATCCTAAGCAACTCATCCGGCGTGACCAAATTTCCCAGTTTTGGCCAACAAGTGAGCAAACACCAGAAGATCGAATTAACGCAGCTTCGAGATTTATAATTTATATTGCTACCGTCGTATTTCTAATTCGTCGCGATCCCAGGATCTATGTCCTAGCATTGACTGTTCTCGCTGTTATTTTTGTTTTATATAAAACCAACATGGTGAAGGAAACATTTAATCATTCATTGAAAAGGAGTTCCAATTGTCAGGAACCAACTCTTAATAATCCCATGGCTAACGTGCTTATGACCGATTACAGTGACGCGCCCAATCGTTTAGAGGCGTGTTATTACTCCCAACCTAACGAATTTGTTACACAAGGTGTTCCATTTGATTCAGGGCGTTCTCGGTCATCGTTACCCAAATTTCAAAAAAATGCTATAGAAAGGCAATTTGTCACGAACCCTGTGAGTCAAATACCAGGCGATCAAACGCAATTTGCTGAGTGGTTATATGGACCAAAGAATGGACCCATGTGCAAAAGTGATTCCAAGTACTGTAATCCTGACGCGCGTGGTGTTCAATTAGAGGCTTTCGCTGGTCTTGGTGGTGATGGGGATATCAGAGGTCCCCGAGGTGGTGGTCGTGTGCGAGGTGGTGGCGGAACCTATAGTTAGATTAATATTCTCGTGTAATAATAAATGGCATATCAACTCCAACCTGGTCTCTCAATTGTTGAAAACGCTGGTGCCCTTCCAAGTGTAAAAGCGACTGATGAGGTATTCGTTTACCCTCAGCCCAGTCAATTAAATTATGGTTCTCGCCCCAATACCATGCTTTATGGAACTGCTCCATACAAGGCTGGTAAGGGTTCTCCAGCAGAATATATCGAAACATCCGATCAACTTCGTCCCCAAGCTACTACCCGTTTCAATAAAGTCATCGTACCCACCTATGAACGCAATTTATTCCCCCTTACCAACATGGATTGTAAGGTCCCTCTTCGTACCAGGTCATACGAACCTTCGAGTACTCGTGCCGAGCTCCAGAATGGTTTGTTTGACCAGAGGTATATTAATAAAAATGTTAACAAGAAGTAAGAATGGCTGATCCAATTTCACTCATCGCCGTAGCCTCACTCGTCTACGCTGGACGCTCTCTCAGTAAGAAACCTGAAAAATATACCCCTTTATCTGAAAGTCCCAAAGAATCTCCATCAGCTCAATTTATTGATTTCAAGGAAAATGATTTCGTCTCTCGAGTGGATGCCCCACAGAAGAGGGAGGTTGAAAGTTTCGGAGATATCTCCAGGCAACAACGCAGTGGTGGTCAAGAAGTTTTGGATTTACGTAATCGTATGAGTGATCGAGGTCGGATGAATAATCTTTCCCCGGTTGAGAAACAAATGGTTGGTCCAGGTCTTGGTGTTGGTGCACACACCCCAGCTGTCGGTGGCTTTCAACAATCATTCCGAGTTAACCCAGTTAATGTGGGTGAATACAGGCTTACTACATTACCAGGGCGTAGTGGCCCAGCTCAAGATGTTACGGGTGGTCGTTCGGCTAAGGTCGGTGAATTGACACACAATAAACCCGCTACAACCGCCCATCTTCCCAGTCGTTTACCCGCTATGCCCGGACGCGCTCAAGGTATGTCAGGTGTCGTTCCCCGTAATGAACACGAAAGAACTAAGAGGACCACCAACCGTTCGGAAACTGGTGTTCGCACTGATGGGTTAGGTTTCAATGGTGCCAGGCGCTTCATACCCGCTCAGACTATTGTACAAAATCCTACGAGGTTCAGGACCGATCGCAACGATGAGCAGTACATCTACAACAACCAACCCACTCCGGGTATTACCAACTTTGTCGGTGGGTACACTAACAGTGCCGCCGCACAGGTTAACGCTAGGAGCAATGAAGAACTCATGAAGTATGGTTTCCGACCCGAAGATCGTCGCGGTAAACCTAACCGTATGGGTAACGCTGGTCGTATGAATGTTCGTGAGAGCGCCCTCAAGCAGGGTGGTAAGCTTACGGCGGTTCGATCCGATACGACTCGTGTCGATGGCCGTGTCAACCCAGCCAGTGGTGGTTGGACACAAAACTACAAGAATAACGAGTATCATCAGTTCAACGCCTACAAGGGTAATGAAAATCCCAACTCCAGGCGTCTCGATATTGCCAAGACACAGCTCCAGAATAATCCTTTATCCCATAGCCTTTCTCAGTAAATTTCATACTGAAATAGACAAAAACATTCATTAAAATATTGTGCCTGTATTTTAATGAAGGTCCATACCTTGAACATAGATAGCAGTCAACGCCAATCGAATGTGTATCTACACGCCAACACATACGTCATTCGTTTAGAAAATCCAATTTATGACGTGTCTCAGGTTAAGCTGGTTTCTGCTCGTATACCCACACCACAGTTGACAACATGTGCAACAAATAAGAGTTTCAGTGTAGATGGAACGGTAATCAACTTAGATGAAACGAACTATTCTTCTGGAACAGAACTCGCTTCTGATCTCACTCTCAAACTGGCACCACCCGAATCCAACGTAGATTCTGTTGTATTTGATACCGATACAAATGGTCTAGTATTCTCTAATACCATCGCAGGTGATAATGATTTCACATTTGAATTCCGAGACGGAACGAATGGATACATGAATACTTCATCCTCTGTGACAACCCCACATCAAGTTTTAGGTTTTGGTTCGATTGATCATGCGTCTACGAATAAAGTGCTCAAATCTGGTGCTATTAATCTGAATGGTCCAAATTCTCTAGTGCTCAAAGTGACATCTGGATCTGATGGATTTGATCAAGATGTGTATACATCTACACCTTTCTATACCGGTCATATACTTCTCAATGGTTCAGATGTTGTAAACTTTAATGGTACGGATGATCCACTCGTGCATCATTTTCATTCGGGTTCACAAAAATTTATAAAGGAGCTAACAATTGAATTTTTTTATATGAGCCATGGGCGCCTCATACCATACGATTTCAGAAATCAAGATCATCTATTAAAATTCGAAGTGACATGTTCTACGGATAAACTCATCAATCTTACAAAGGTTGAAGTAGATAAGGTTTTACCGAAAAAAGAAGAAAAGTCGTTAATAAGCATTCCAAAGGAATTGAAGAATCCTTATAACCGTGAGGTGTTTATTTATATTGGTGTAATTACCTTCCTGGGTATATTACTCATCTCTTTTATGAAAAAGAGAATTTAGCGAGAGACAGCGTAGACGGGCTGCGCGGGCTTGGAAACACGGGTAGAAACACCGGAGATGAGCATGTAGACCACGATCGAGAGGAGAGTGGTGAGGACGGCGGTGAGCGCGTACTGAGCGCCACCGTTCTTGGGCACCTTAATGACCTGGCTGATGGTCCAACGGACAACATCCATCCACGACATGGCCGCGGCGAACGAGAAGCCCGCCACGATCGCGTTGAGAGACTGGGTCTCGAGTTCCTGGGTGACAAGATTGACAGTCTTAAGAGCAGCCTTCATTGTGATTTGTATACTATAGCATGGGAAAATATTTTACTCTGGAAGTAACTCTTCTTTATCAATTTTTTTGTATCTACTTTTCCTGAGTATTTTAGATTTTGTGAATAACGGCTCATCATCGGAGGAGTCCGTGTCCGAATCCCCATCACTTGCCAATATGGTTAGTTTAGTTTTCGTATCTGAAAAATTCCAACCATCAGGCTCCCATACCGTCATTCTTATTAATAGCGTTTTTTAAGATTTGCTCAGCTGGATTGCGCGGTTCCCATGCATCCCATCTATCATACGCCTGGTTCACCTGAATGTACCTAGGATCGTTTCCTGAGTACCGCTCAAATGTGGGTAATTCATTATCTGGAACAACCTCGAAATCCTCTCCATCGGAATCATCTTCGTCATAGACATCCGGAAACAAACTCCCTGTCGCCTGACCAACCCTATGCATCGCACAGTACCTAGATGAGTATTCCACATCTTCTGAAAGAATTACATTTCTTCCACAAGCTTTAGAATACTCTGCTGCGATTACTACACTTTGTTCAAGAACTGGCATGACAATATCAATCATGGCCTTCATGTAGTCTTCCGCCTGTTTATTAGCCATTTGGACATCGTTATCGAATCCAGTCTTCATTCTATTTAATACTTATAATTAAAAAGTGTTTCAGATTTTCCCCCACACACTCTTAAAACGTTATAACTCGTGGCGTACACACGAATTTGTCGTGCGAAATCTGGACATGATGTCATACTTAGGTTCAAAATTGGCTCTTTTATCAAGTTGAAGTTTATTTGACCGGTTGGATACCATTCTTCTGGCTGTAATGCGAAACTGTATGAATAGAATCTCCTGATGAGTTGCGTTTTCGAATGGTGAATAGCTCCCTGGATCGCCTTTAAAAAGATGACATTCCCTGTATCCTTCGTGATTATATCTTCACCATCAAACTGTAAAGTGAGATGATCTAAATTTTCGTACAGAATCAACTTTCCGTTTTCAACATTTGATGTGTTATCATAGTCGAATGGAGTTACAAAGTTCCCCTGGAGAGTCGTATCGGCTGCGTTT